TACTTGAGCCCCGGAGCGAAATCAGCAGTATACCGCCTGCGCGGCCATGCCCGATTGATAATGTCGTTGTAGCTCGCCGTCACCTGAACAGCCGACTGCGAAAAGCTGGCGTCGATGACGACCATTCTCCTCGGCGTTTCTGCCGGTTGGGATAGGTCGTCCGACAGGTAAAGCCTATAGATCAGCTCAATCACCTCGCCGTTTTCAAGCGCCGTATCGATGACTGCCTGCGCCTCGCCAGTGACGTTTTCGATAGCAAACACAAGGTTCTGCTGCCCGCTTTCATCCTTCGTGGGCAGCGCCACATCAAGGCCGGAGGCGATGAAAGTCGCCATGCCGCCCCCATCCAGCCCGACTTCAATATCCTCGAACCCGGTGCAGTTTCGGATAGGCTCTGCAAACGATGGCGCCGTTATTTCGATGGTGGGAATCAGCACCACATCATCCGGCGCGCTGGCGTATACTGTGTCCAGAATGCTCATTATCGCCCCCTCGGTGACAGGCCAAACTTGCTGCGAATCGCCTTGCTGCGTGGCCCATCGCCCATGATGTCGGCAACAAACACATCAATATCCTGCCGCCCGTCGCCGTTAGTGGGGCGCTCCACCACCTGTCCGGCCCGCTCTGCAGATTCGATAAGGTTGACGGTGACTGTGGTTGTGCTGCCCCCATCACCGCCGGTTCGACCGCCCCGCTCGCGCTCAAGGAACTGGCCCAGGTCGCGGTTAAGGTCTGCCCCGACAACACGCTCGCCCTTGTCCAGCAGCCAGGTCCCCTCTTTGGGCACGCTGCTGATGCCATCATGGGCCATGCCCACCATGGCGAGCCCCTGCGCCGTCGCCACTGTAGAGCTAATGCCGGCCATCGCGGGTGCGGCGTTAGCCCCGAACGATGCCAGCGATGCCATGGCAGCAGCGGGGGCGTAGGCGGCTGCGATGCTGGAACCTGTGACAGCAGCCCCTGCAATGGCGGCGGCCTCGCTGGTGCGCCCCAGCGCCATCTGCACCGCATGATAGGCCACCCACTGCGCGGCCATCTCACCCAGCGACCGCACCACGCTGCGCAGCATGGTATCAGCCAGTCCACGGAATGCATCGCCAGCTGATTGGCTATCAAAGATCATCCGCTCGAATGCAGAACCAAACGCGGACGTAAAGCGGTCAGCCGTGTTGGCGGCCATTTCGTCAAAGTTTGTGAAGGCGTTTTCGGCTCCTTCGAGCCATTGCTCCCAGAACGATTTGTCTTGATCGCCCACATCGCCACGGAACAAGTCGTAGCTATCCCAGACTTCGCCAGTGTTGCGGGCCTGCTCTTCCAGTCGCTGCAATGCCTCTCGGTATTCGTCTACGTCAATGCGCCCCCTGACCATAGCCTCTGCTAGCAGGAGCTGATTCTCGGCAAATTTCCGTTGCTCTGCCTCCAGCGGGAACAGTTGATCCATGAGCCTTTGCAGCGACTGGCCAAATTCGTCTGTTTCATTTTTGGCCCGCCCGGTGGACTCATCGACCTTTCGGATAATGTCATCCAGCTCCTCAAGCTCGATTTTGGCGCCCTCGGCGGGGTTCTGAGCCCTCTCCAGCGCCGCCTCAAGCTCTCTAACACCATCCCTTGCAACAATCGCATCTTCCCTAATGCCGGAAAGCTGGGCGCGAAGTTGCTCGTACGTCCGCCCATCCCAGGTATCACCTGGCTCCATATCCCTGAGCACGCGGCGAAGGTTGGTTCCCTGATCAACCAAGAACCGCATTTCCATCCTGGCTTTTTCAAGATTGCTTGCAATCTCAGTAGCCGTCATTGTGGAAATGGCTTCAGTTAGCTGATTGATGCGCCTGGCAGTATTGGTAGCCTCTTGACCAACAAGCCCCAGCTCTTCTCGGAATGTGTAAAGCGCGGCGGCGGCGCCCGCGATTAGCCCAACGGGGCCAAACAGTGTCATCAGGACGGTTCTCAGCCCCGTCAGCGCGCCCGTCAGCGTCAGCGTGCCAGCCGTTAGTCCTGATTTTGCCACAATCAAGGCGCCAATAGACTGCACCGCACGCCCCGCCGCCATGGCGGCCATTATCTGTATCGCTTTAGCTACGCCTTCAACAACACGAAGCGTTCTTTCGCCAACACCATTCGCCTCGGCCCACGTAGCGCCCATCCCGTTCCACACGCTAATCACGCCAGTGACAAGGCGTATGACATTTTCAAGGCCGCCTGCTATGCCTGAATCGCCTAGCTGAAGGATGCTCTCAGCCATGGCCGATTGGAGGGACCTGAGAGCCGGCCTAAGCCCCTGATCAAGCGTCGCCGCCATCTCGGCAGCCTTGCCTTCCGCGCCCTCCAGCTCGCCGGTAAACTCTGTCAGCCGTCGGTTTGCGCCCATCAGCACCTGAGCGGCGGCGCCGGCCTCCGATCCAAATAGCTGTATTGCCGATGCGGTATCTTCTGCCATTGGCTCAAGCCGGCGCATTACCTCGGCGAGGCCGTGCGTCTTGATATCCACATCCTCGACGCCCAGGCCATAACGGGCGAGCGCGCCTTCGCCGGCGGATGTGACGTTGGACAGCTGGCGAATCACACCGATCAGGCCAGTACCTGCACGGCTACCCTGGACACCAGCATCTGACATAACACCAATCGCCGCAGATGCCTCCTCAATACTGATGCCGGCTGATACTGCAAATGGCGCTGCGTACGACAATGCATTCCCTAGCTGCACAACATTGGTATTTGCACCCGACGCTGTGGCAGCCAGCACATCGTTGACGCGGTTTAGCTGGTCAACCTCCATGCGCATGCCGCCAAGCACGTTCGACGCGATGTCAGCGGCTTGTGCCAAATCCATCTGCCCAGCCGTGGCAAGCTGCAAGATGCCCGGCGTTGCGCCGAGAATCTCGTTGACTTCAAAGCCTGCTTGAGCCAGAAAGCGTTGCGCTTCGCCGGCCTGAGTGGCGCTGAATTGAGAAGTGGCGCCAAGCGATCTGGCCTGTGACTCTAGCTCTGCCATCTGCTCGGCAGTCGCGCCGGAGACAGCAGCCAGGCCGTTCATGGCATCCTGAAAATCCATCACCTGAGTAAGCGCTTCCCTCAGGCCGACGCTGATGCCAACCATAGCCAGCGCAGATGCGGCCAGCTTGGCCGCCTTGCTCATTCCGGTCAGAGATCCAGAAAGCCGATCCGTCTCTTGCTTAACCCCCTTGGTGATAGGGTTGAGGCGCTTCATGGCCTCGCCCTGGGCATCAGTGGCCTTGGTCGAGTCCTTTAGTCCACGCTCCATTTTTCGCGTAGACTGATCCACCTCCCTCTCGGCCCGCAGCAGCCCGGAGGTGTCGGCGTCCACTTCGTAGTAAATCCCACCGACATTCTCAGCCATTTGACTGCTCCTTGGCGCGCTCGCGGATACGTTTTACGGTATCGATGGCGGTGTGATACTCGTGGCTTGTCGGCAAATCCTGCACCATGTCGGGATGCTTGATCATCATGGCCCGCTGGAATTCCACCATGGTCATATTCCAGGCATCGTCCCGGCTCAAGCCAAGATGAACCATCGCGGCGCTGGCGAATTCGGCAGGATCGAAGTTGCGCGGCGGCTTGTCCGTTGGCTTGATGCGCTTGGCTTTTTCAAGACTGCCCACCATGCCATTCACCAGGCATCGGACGCCAAGCACGTACACATCCTCCCAGGGGAGGCGCTTTTGCACATAGCGCAGACGCCCTGCCACCTCGCGATAGAACCCGATGACATCGCCAATATCGTCGTCATCACAGCAGACAGACAGAACAGCTAACGCGGCAGAAAAGCCACTCGCGTTCGCCCTCTGGATTCTATCCAGCAGCGCCGCCAATTCTTCGGCACTGCCTAGCTCTGACAGGGCGCGGAAAGATGGGCGGAAAACGTATTCCCGCCCATCCACGACGACTCCCAGTTCGCCCGCCGCGACGTTGGCCATTGTTATTAAGGCGCTCCGTTGATGAGCACCTCGGTCACGGTGCCGCTGCCAATCAGGCGTCCTTCAAGGGAGAAGGTGGCCTCAGCATCATAGTTACGTGTCTTGTTGAACTGGGTGAAGAGTGCCGGGGCCTCCAGAACCAGCATCTCTGTAGAGCTGCGCGGATCGGAGAATCGCAGCCACCCGGTGGGCTGACCACCTTCGGGATTACGGATATGCAGATACAGCTCTTCTTGATTCTTGGTTTCGTCGGCGCTTGATACGCCATCGAACGAAAATGTCTCGTTCTTGTAAGTAACGAGAGATTCGCGGATATCTCCTTCAGTGCATGAGGATGTAGTATCCACCTCGTCCCACTGAAGGTTGATGGCCTTGGAGCGGGTGCAGCCAAGAATCTTCCAATCTCCCTCAGTGGGGGTGGTGTCGGGTGCAACGATGGCAAACTCGACGACCGTATCACGGCCAACGAAGGCGCCAGTAGGGGAAAGTGTAATGCTCATGGTGCAATACCTCGCGTGGGGTTACTGATCGTCGGTCAAACATCGAATATTCAGCTCAAAAACGCCACGGCCATTTTCCAAATAACTTGGGCCGATAACGCCGCTCATTGGCTGAAAGTGTAGCACACCAGCCGCCTTGTAGGAATGGCGCAGGTATCTCAGGATGTGGTGCATGCGAACTTCGCCGGCACGAACATCAGAGGCGCTTCCAGTGACTAGAACAATGCGCACATCAGGGCGCTGAACCAAATAGTCGGATGCGCCACCAGTCCCTGAGCGCGTGAATACGATGGTCGGCGTTCCTTCTGAGTCCGTCCAGCGATACATCAGCACCCTGTATCCATCAAGCAGGTCGGCATCGGCTAGGTGGTCGCGGACGCTTGGCAACAGTTCGCTCATATACGGTAGCCCTCCCTAATTAGCGCCTCAATATCGGATCTTCCGTCGCGCTCAAATGCTTTTGCCAGGAACTCCGGCTCGGCATTCGGCCCCCACACGGCGCCCAGCCGCTCGGGCCATCGGGGCGTGCCGGTGCCTAACAGGGTGCCGGGGGCGTTGTGGACGTACTCGGCATAGTCGGCGCCATAGCCTAGCTCGCCCCGGTAGCCATTGGCAGTGGCGCTGGTGACGCGGTACTGACTGTTGATAAGCGCAGACGTTGCCACTGGCGTCATGGCGCTGGCGTATCCGGCGGCGACAATCAGCATGCGGGTAATCGTCTCCTCGGTCATTCGCCCCCGGATGCGGCCAATCTCTCGGCTAAACCGCCTGCGGATTTCGTCGCCGCCCATGACGCGGCTCATGGCACCACCTCCTCGATATGCTGCACAGGGATTGGCGGATCCGTCACCATGTCCACCGGCAGCCAGGCAGCGTCACTCGTGTTGATCCACCCGAGAGCGGCAAGCGTGGCGATGATCCCGAGAATCAGGCTGGCGGCCTTCATGCGGTCGCGGGCTTTCTGTGCGTATAACAGGCGCGCCTCAGAAGCGCCCTCAAACCTTGCCCGGTCATCCCGCAGGCTGCCAATGGCGCCCATTACTTCGCGGTGGTGCGTTTCCATGCGATCAGCAAGTGCCGCCATACGGGAGTCCTGCCGTTGCTGACTGGTTTCCAGCGCCTCTAGCCGCCACTCTGCCCTGCTAACGCGAGTCTGCATATCATCATCAGCCACGCTGCCTCCTATGTTGTCACAATCCAGTCTGGAATCTGAGAGGCGCCGAATTTATTCATGGGGTGCGCCTCAACAGTGCGAATCCGTTCGGCGTCACTGGGCGGGCTCTCTTGATCCAGATGGCTGCCCAGCTTCAGATACCATTCGCGCTGTGGGATAACTGCGGAGTCAAAGTCAGCTTCAAAATAAATCGTGATGCGCGGAACAAACTCGGTACCAGATTCATCGCGCCGAACATCGCCGCCAAACTGGTAATCAATCGACGGGATAAGGTAAGGCGTGCCACCGATAGGCTGCCCCCATTCATCCGTGCCGCCAGTGGGCCAGATAGTAACGGGGCCTTCGACGTAGGACCAATTGGCGAGAGTGGACATTAGATTACCTCCGCATAATGCGGGACATTATAACACATCACTCGGCGTCAATTTCCCACGCGGTATAGACGAGGTTCGCGGTAAACGATCCCTCGCCCGGCTTCACTACGCGCAAGATGGGCGGGCCGGACAGCGGCCACGGCCAAGGCGGCAAGGGCTTTCATACCTCCTCCTCACTCGGCACCAGGCTCAACCCCATGCTCTCGATATGCTCCTGAGCCGAAGCGTGGCGGTCCTCAAATCCCGCGCAGGTACGAATAGTCTCGAAAGACGGATGATCGATCTCAAGCGTGGGGATCAGCACCTCGTCGGACGGAGCCGAAGCGTAGAGGGTGGAGAGTAGGGTCATGGTCATTCTCCTTGGTTTAGGCGCCTGCGAGCAGGCCGAACATGGCCGGCGGAGCGACGGTGGTGGTGTCACCCTCGCCACCATCAACTTCATACGGCTCTCTACTGTAAACCGCCTCGATCAGCACTGCTTGCTCGTCGCCCAGTAGGCCCTCAGCCATCCCTGGCCGGGCCTGCGCCGCGTCACATCATCCCTGGCAGCAAGCGCTGCGTATCAGGCGGCACATGTGTATTTTGTACTGGGAAGACGTTTACTCATCTTCACTCCTAGAGATTTCATTCTCAAGCTCGCGAATACGCGCCTGGGCGGCGACCAGCTCCAGTTGTAGACGCCCGATTTCTTGTACCACCCATGCCGGGACATGCCCGGCATCATGACGCTTATGTGTCATCTGCGATCACCTTTGTCTGACCGTTACCGAACCTCACCACCAACTCTTGAACGCCGTTGTTATTCCTGACGCCGATTCGGGCATTGCTCGCGGATGGCGTTCCCGGCGTTGAACCGTTGCCCAGTTCGACATGATTACCGTCCCGGAACTTCACCTGATTGGCGGACGTAGTTACCGCGTTTACCCCTATCGCGACCGATTCACTGTGGGCAGCCTCCGCATTCCAGCCGATAGCGGTCCCGCCATTGGCCGTGGCCTGTGCGTCAGCTCCAATAGCAATGGCGTAATTCTGCGCTGCCTCGGCCTGATACCCGAGGGCTATGCCGCGTATCCTGCCGTTAGCGTCGGCCCCTACCCCGATGGCGATGCCACGGTTTCCGCCGTTCGCCGAACTGCCGATAGCGATAGACTCGGTGCCGCCGGAGCTGGTGGCACCGGGACCGATGACCACTGAGCTGGCAGTGGTGGCGGAAGCACCATTACCTACGGCAACCGCGCTGCCCGCCACTTCTGACGTACTGGCATTACGGGCAATGGCGACCGAATCTATGCCGCTACTGGATGCAAATGTCCCGATTGCCAATCCACGAAGAAGTGCAGACGTTGAATACCCAATCGCTATCGCGTCCGTATCGGCGGCTGTGGTTTCGGCACCAACGGCGATGCTTCGGTTGCCGGAGGCCTCCGTCCGCGTCCCTACGGCGGTGCTCGTCAGCCCCCCGGCATAAGCCAGCATCCCTACGGAAACGGCTTCCTGATCGGGGTGGGACAACCCACCGAGCACATGTCCGGTATCCACCACCTCCAGCGTGTTCGTCCGAGTGGTCGACGCCTCGTAGACCGGGCACATCACTAGGTCGTAACTGTCAACAAGCTGAATAACCAACGTGTCTTGCGCGTAGAAGATGTTGTGCAGGCCAGTAAAGCCGCCACCCTCGGGCAGACGGAACGACCCTGTTGGAGCATTATCCCACACCATCCAAGTCTCGCCGCTTTCCACATCCGTCGCTGTGACTACTGCAGGGTAATCTAGGCTTTTGGCGAAGCCGGTGTAGACGATGCCATCGACTAGCACATGCTTGCTGCCGATATGCGTCAGGCCCACCTCGCCGGTGCGCAGCTCGTAAATCGGCTTCATGGTGGGAGAAGTTGCGTAGTTATCGTCACGCGGAATCAGCCAGACGCCGTTGGGTCTGTCGTCGGAGCCCAGCACGATGCCGCGCTCGGTAGCAATCATCGATGTGGCACTGATCTTACTGCCGATGTGCTGATTGGCGGCAGGCATCTCGCTCCAGGTAGAGCCAAGATCATCGGAGTAATGCGTGCCGATGTTGCCGGTATCAGCCGTTAGCTGCCAAAGCCGGTAGCCGTGCCACGGGTCAATGCAGCAGCCGTGGTTGTGGGCGTTACTCGTCCCTGCCGCATGGTCGCGCAGGTCGAACACCTCGGCGAAGGTGTTGCCATTATCCGTCGAAAGGTAAGAGCGGAATGCCGTGGGCTTGGGTTGGCCGTACTCCGTGACCATGATGTAGTTGTCGACCACTGAGAACCCCCAGCCCCGATGGAACATGTCGGCGGCAGGGTCGGTAACTTGCAGCACCTGGGTGAACGTTGCAGTACTGGGGTCGGTGGACCACCCCGAGCTTTTGAACAGGGTGGTCGAGTTGCTGAGCAGTACCTCGCCGTCATTGGTAGAGTAGATCGCCGAGTTGTTCGACCCCAGCCCTCCCGCCGTGAAGGTGTGGACCGCCTGCCAGGACTGACCTAGATCGGTGCTTTCATAGATTCTATCTCCTGCGCCCCTCGCGTACAGATTGCCGTCGATCTCACCGATGACATGGCTCAGCGGGCTGGGGAGGCTGAGGATCGTCGGACTGTCGTGGTAGCCCACCATCTTGGCCGGTTTGTCGGCATCGGTGTAGCGGAAGCGACCCTTTGCAGAATCCCATGAGAATTCACCGGCACCACGCACATGCACAACCTGCCCCTCCACTAGCGAGTTTACCGGGAGGGCGTCTCGGTCAGCGATAGTGTCAACGTAGATGACGGCACCAGCTACCAACATCCCGCCTTTCCCAGCTCCCACGCCAGCCGCCAGGTCATTGCGAATATCAGCATCGCCCACGGCAACGAACGCGCCACCCTCGGGAAGCCCAGTGCCGTCGGTGGTATAGGGCAGGGTAGTGGTTGCCGCTGCACGCCACAGCTCACCAGCAGTGTCTCGCAGCACCTGATTGTACTCGGTGATCTCGATACCGGCGGCGTAGTCGGCGAGGTACTCATACCCGGAGTTAGCCAGCAGCAGGTTGAAGCGCTGCTGCTTGTCTGCCTGAGCGTCAACGAACTCGCTTTCACGCCGCGCTTGATCCCCATCGAACTCTGACGCCATGCCATGCCAAGTCTTGCGCGGCACGCCTAAGCGGTCGGGATGCTCGGTCTTGTCCTGGCTGTTGACCAGCTCGTCGAGGTTTTCGGCGTTGTCGTAGAGATCGCGGGGATCAGCGGAGCCGATGGGGTTGCCGGTGTTATACGCCATGGGGTGCTACTCCAGTCATCAAAAGGGTCAGTCGGCGGGCCATTCGCGGTTCATGGCCTGATCGAACAGCGAGGCGAAGAGGGCGAAGAGGGGGTCGGCAACCCGAGCCCTATGCAGCGCAATAGGGTTTTTGACCCGCCGGTAATTAACCGTCCGCCCGACTATCATACGCTCACCACCACGGTGGCCGGAGCCGTAGCGTTCGGGTTCCGGATATAAGCCGCTCCCGTGCCAGTGCGCACCAGCACCTCGCGGTATGTTAATTTGTGGAACGGGGCGTCGGAGGCAGGCGCAGAGTCTTGCAGTGTGACGCGCAGCGCGCCCGGCGACATCATCTCAATCATAAAGTCTTCGCCGGGCTCGGCAACTTCGACCCAGCCATCGTTGGCGTCTAGCGTATATGTAGCAGTGGCCATTATCGGCTCCTCACGCGGGTTTTAAACATTTGCATTATATCATCTCCGGCCAGACACGACATACATGGCCGCCTGCGGCCCCGGCTCAGGCGGGATTAGGTCGGCGGTGCAGCCGTTGGTGTCGATCAGCGCCAGCGCCGCCTTGAGCTGCCGCATCTGCTCGGCCAGTGTCCCGTAACTGT